CTAGTTTTCAATATCAATGCAGGTGCATTCTTTTTGTTTTTAAATGCATTAAAAAATGAATGAACTACACCACCTATATTTTTACGGTCTTCTCCTATTTGTCCCGGTAACCAATGTCCTACCGATAAAAATGCAAATGTTTCTTTAATATCATTTAATGCTGGTATTACTGTTGTTGCAGACTTTGCACTGTCAGCTTTATTTGAATATACAGTTTCATCAAAATATTCCGGGATAACTTCAATTCTAGTAGTTAACGTTTTATTTTTTTGTTTTGCTGTATTTTCAAATACTTCTTTAGTAAATTTACTAGGAACTATAACTAATTGCATTAAATTTAAGTTATCGATCCATGCTTCTGGACAAATATCTCCTTCTGTTCCTGCTGTAACTCCAATATTATATTTACCAACTGCTTGTAATTCGTTAGGAACTGATATTTGGATCCATACATCTGGTTGTTGTGTCAATGGTAATGGAATTAATCGGTTTTGCCAATCTTGTGGTATTGGATAATTCATTGGAGTACCACCCCATGGCAATGATAATAATTTAATGTCCCACGACAATGCTTTTTGTTTTATAACATTTTTAACGATTTCTCGTGCATGATGACCATATCCTGATTGAGTTTGGATTGGTGATGCTATAATTGCTGTTCTCATATTGTAACTATTCCTGTTTTTTCGTATTTTACTGTTTTAACTTTATGCAAACTAAATTTAGGTCTTGATTGTCTATTTGATGTAAATAAATATTCGAACATTTCAATCATTTTGTTACCCATTTGTTCAGCCGTCAATCCGTTTTTCAAACAAAACTCTCTGCCAGCCAACCCACATTCAGTTCTTTGTTCAGTTTCGGTAGTATACCAATACATAATTGCCTTTGCAACATCTTCAAAACTAACTCGATCATCGAAAATATATGGCGTCATCGGCGAACCTTGTAACGATCTATTACTCGGAAATACCGGAAATGCCCATTTGCCATGTGCTTTATACTTACCAGTATGGTTGGTAGAAAATTCACCATCGAATCTTAACCATTCGGCGTTTTCATCAACAAATCCACACTGATCCTGAAGACCCCCAGTAACATTGTTAATGATTGGCGTTCCGGATAACATTGCTTCTGTACTGCTAAGTCCCCAACCTTCATTGCTACCAATATTCACAACTACATCTGCTACATTATACATTGCATTTAATTCTACCGCAGAAAGTTTTTGTTGTGAAAAAATTATTTTACAATCTGGCGCTAATGTTTTTGCAACTGCATGTAAATCAGTTCCATTTTCGTCTACCGGATCAGTATGCATTAATAACCCAACTCGAGTTTTTTGTTCTGCAGATAACTGATCAACAAAATGCTTAAATGCAAGAATTAAGTCGCCTGGTTGTTTTCTTCGTATGTTTCTATTATTCCACATAACTATAAAATCACACCCGGTATCTTGTTTAATGCGTTTATGCATTGTCTGATAATCATTGCTATTAGTATCAATTGGTTTGAATATATTATGATTTAATCCATGTGGCACATATCCGGTAATAACACTATTCCAATCGATTTCTTGTGGCACCGTGCCTCTATCATAATCAATAACACCAAAACCGTTTTGTTTAAGCACTTCTCTGTGGATATTATCAGATTGCTTACTGATACCCATAATCATATCACAGCTGCCGTAATATGGTGCATTCCACATAGGATATGGCAGATCATCCCAAATTGAATAATATGTAATCGGAATATTGAATGTTGTTTTGATTTCGTGTTCTAATTGATATAACCATATCCAATATCTAGGGTCAGTAAAATGTAATATTGCATCTGGGCGTTCTTGTTGTAACACTGCAAATAAAATATTTTTATCGCCGTATCCGTTAACAGGTATCAACTTAACCGATGCATCTTCTACTCCAGTTTCTTTTGCTACATCTGCAGATAAATCAAACATTTTGCCAGCGTCTGGGTGTTGTAATGCACCACCGATCTGTATCCAATCGTATTGTTTAACTGTGTTAAAAATGATTTCTTTACTAACCGTACCAATTCCTGATGGTAAACGGAAATCATCTCCTAATAACAAAATTTTCTTTTTTGCTGGTTTGTTCGGATCGATTTTTCTTAATTTAGGTAACTCCATTAATATAACCTTTCTTTGTTTATAACTGTTTATTTATAATAAATATCAACCAAGTATAACTACTGGTTTTCTTAATTTATTCACATTTGTATATGCTGTTTTCAATACAGGATCTAAGTCAGTATCATTACTCAGTATCATCATATAATCACATTGTTCTGCAATTAATTTCATGCGATGATGTAATTGACTGAAATGATATTTTTTACCATAATATGATTCGGGCATTGCTGAATATAAATTGTAACCAGAAAATGATGGATTGTATTCTTTGTATTGTATTCCAAATTCTAATGTAAATTTTCTTACATAATAATTGGCACCTTCGTTACCACCAGCTCCAATAATTATCAAACCGTTATTGAACTTGTGTTTTAACATTTGCAATGTTTCTTGAACTTTGCGTTTATTTTGCCAACCCGTATTACCAATAACTGCAACTTTTGTCATTATTTCTCGTAACTAAATTTAACAACTTTAGGCATATAGCCCCATATCACACGTAACATCGTTTCTAATAATGTTCGATTTTGTTTACCGTTTGGATCATCATGATCTGTTAATAAAATATATTCATAATTGGTAACTCCAACAAATGGAGCTTTTTTGTTAATAAAATAACTGTAAACGTAAGTGTGTTTATGATTATACTTTATCATATTGCTATTATAAATATTTTTAATTACGAATCCTAGCAGATTTAGGACATTTTTCGGTATCAGTTTTAAATGGACAATATTTGCAATGTTTGTCACCTTTACCTGAAATTGCTAAGTAAGTTCTAGTTTCATTTTTATTGCCCTCAGCATCAAAACAAGCTTCAACAAATGCATCTATTTGTTTTTGAATTTTTCTTTGCGTAACTATACCTGATGCTGGTTTGAATTGCTGTATTCTTTTTTGCGGAAACATTGATTCCTCAATCATTTTTCTTTTAACGATGAAGAATTCTACTGTAATATTATCTTTAGGTATTCCGAATTGATCTGAAAAATAATTTTTATAAGCAACCAATTGTGCCGTTTTAATTGGATCTGCTTTTTGGTGTTGGTTCCATCCACTTCTGCTTGTTTTAATATCTAGTATATGTATCGTATTGGTTGGTGCGTGTCGTAACACAACATCTATAAAACCATACCAATATACCGAAGTATTTGATTTTGATGCTTGCGTGCACAATTCTACTTCGATGCCAACTAATTCCCAATCTTTAGTAGAAAAATATTGTTTTCTTCGTTTTTTGAACCAATCTAATATAGCAGAACCATCTTCTAGATATTCTGCCATTTGAGTAGCGTTTGAGAAGTGTACAGTGCCGTTATTTTCTAAGGATCTAGCATATTCCGTACGAAGTTTTTGTGTTAGTATTGCACGTAAATCTAATGAATCTGCACGTTTAACCGAATCTGTATATAATACTGTTAAATAGTGTTGCAATGTTTCGTGAAATGCGGTTCCGAATACCGTTTCGATGCTATCAGTGTAAACATCTAGTTTATCTATATATGTTAACTTCCATCTCATTGGACATTGTTCATATGTTGCCCATTGCGAATAAGATATCTTTCTAGGAACCGTTTCTGAGTCTCTTAATGATAACTTAAATACCGGTGATATATAGTTTCCTTGTTTCATACTTTAATATAATAAAAATAATTAAACTATCCAAATTTAATGTAGAAAAATCCTCCCATTGCTGAGAGGATTCTTTTTAGGCGATCGATTACAGGTAGCGACACTTATAATCGATCCATATGGCGTAACCATATACGGTCCTAATCCGTATTTTATTATTTCAAATTAATCAATGTTCCTGATCCACCAACCATTGTCGCTACCGAAAAATAAACTATTACGGATATTATAGTCCAAGCAAGAGTTTGCTTGATTTTAAAGACTTCCTTTATATTCATTAGGATCGAAATTAATTGATGTATTTTTGTAATGCAAAATTAACCAGCGAACAATCTGTTCTTCTAAACCATTTTCTAGATTTTCGCTTAAATCATTAAGTACGTCTTCCGATATACCCGGATTGCTGTCTGATGTTACCGATGCCCATTCGAACTCGGAAATCATTTTACCAGTTTCATCAGATGTTCCTGAATATGCAATATCTACGATAACTGGTACAGCATCTCGCTCCAGTTTAACTTGTAATTGAAAGATTAATTCATTTTCGGTTAAGAATGGCTTAAACATATTTTCCATATTTTTATTTTTTATTATAATATGAAATTAAATACTATTTTCCAAATTTATCTTGCTGTTCTTTTATATAAAGATCAATTGTGTCTTTTGTTTTTTGTAAATCTTCTAACCAATTACCTTTGTGGCGACATCTGATAACTCGTTTTAATATATCAAACTCATATGAGTTTAATTCAAAGTCATCTGCTACTTTATAAATCGTACTAGATCCTTTATAATGTTTTTGTGTATTAACATCGGACTTAGTTTCGAATCTATTATTATACGATTCGCCAGGTGGTATTGGATTTTGTGTGTGAATCATTTTATTCCTTTCAACATTGTTTTCATTTCTGCATCTGTATACCCATATAATTTTAATATAGCTGCACATTGTTCATTATTCATTATATCAACATAATCTTCAGCTTCTGACTTACTAATTAAAAAATGCTCTGCAATTTGTTCTACTAGTTTAGCTGAATACTTATCTTCTTTTTTACCCTTAACATATTTTGCAAATGATTTAGATTTTGGTAAAAAATCATGATATAGTCGATATGTCTCCTGTGGTCTCAATAACCCAATAGTATATGTTTGTAATTCATTAATTAGCACAGTTAAATCTTGTCGCATTGATAGATAACGATTGATCATATATACACTAATAGATTTTTCATCTTCACATGAATACTCAGTTATTGGAGTTTTTTTCCATGTAATATCATCAATTACATTAAATAATGTTTTTTTGTTTTTTGTCATTTACGAATTGTTTTATAATTAGCATAATCATTTCTCATTACGGCATATGGTGATATGTATCGTTTGTGATCTGTATGCAAAATATCTTTATTAATAAATTCTTTAAAATAATTAATAATTTCTTTCTGACCCTTGAATTTTTTTATATCGCCGCTTGGAAATGTTATTTCATACAGTTTAGTATTAGCATCGATGCTTTTTTGTATATTATATTCAGAAGGTATTCTTCCTTTTTTACTCGGATTATTTTTTTTTAAAAACTCACTTTTCTTTTGTTTCATTTCTTTCGCCCGGGCTTCGCCGTAGATTTCTTCATACGTTTTTCCTAATCGTGCTAAACGTTGTTTTTCTTTTGTTTCAGTTGATTGTAAGCGTTGTTTTAATTTAGTTATTCTTATATTTCGCTGTTCTTCCGTTAAATATTTCCATGGATTGTCAACTCCATCTCCGCCTTTAGTCATATTTGTTAACGAAACCCCCCAAGTTTTGAATAAATCTATATAGAAAGTTTCCCAAAATTGCCATTCTGATTTATTAACTATATCAATCTCAATTATATCAATTTCAAATCCAGACTTGTATACTTTTCGAATCCAATCAGATTTTTTAGTACTACCTGGGTTTGAGTCAATCGATTCATGTATGTGTGTTTTCTTTCGTGTAATAAGATTATTTGTTTTACCTACATAACGAATAGAATTATCTCGCAAATCTACCAATGCGTATATATAACAGTTATCTTTCATATATATAAATATATGTTATGCATGTCATAACTTGTATTTGCGTTTATATTGAGTTTCAAATTCAGAACCTATCCCAATTTCTAAATATACCGCTACATCCGGAATCCCAGGTAGTTTCTTTTCTAGAATGTCATCGATACACTTATTTCGAAATGTTTTCATTTTAGTTTTAGCATTGCTTCTGTTCGAAGTTTTAAACACTAAAGTAACATTTGATTTGTGATATTGAGTTGACACTATTTCTTTAGTTTAACAGGTTGAAAATCTTCTGGAATAAATCCACAATCATCGCATCGGAATACTGGTACTGGAATCATGCTATCCTTTTCACCACCTGTTAACAATCTAGATACTTTGTTAATCGCCATAACTTGACGAAAATACATACTACCACATTCTCCGCATGAAATTGGCTGCATATCTTCTGGGCCAATTTTTATATTTAATTTATTACTCATAACTTAATATTATTAATTTATATATATTTTCCAACCAATGCAAGTGCATTCCAATGAGATGCCATCACACCACCTTTTATTGTCGGCATTTCCGTTGCGCCTGCTACTATACCAGCTCCGCGTCCTCGAGTTGATCCAACAAATACATTATTTGCTGGAACTCCTGATTCTACTGCAGCACGTACTGAGTTTCTTGTCGATGAACTTATCGCATATGGTTCTACTATGTATAATTTAGTCTTATCTTGCATAGCTGCAGCAATTGCTGACGATACCCCACAACCTGCACTAAATAATATAACCAATGCATCTGGATATTGTTTAATCAAAGGCAACGCTGCTAATGCGTTTGTATGACTAACTGATATAACATTATGTGCAGATAATCCTGATTTTAATATGCTAGTTTGCTTGCTTAATGATTTATATTTTGGTTCTGTATCTAACCCACCTACAAAGATTGCAATATCATTATCAACATCGGTATCAGGTTTAAATTTTTCATATGATTTTGGATCACCTGGTGGCATAAATTGTTTATATGATTTATCTTTACTTGGTGGTTTTAGTTTAACTTGTTCCTTTAATAAATTTATCAACTTAATCATTATAAATCTTCCAATTTAACTATAAATATATAAAATTTACAATTCTCCTAATAAATTTATAAACATTGCCATAACGTTAATTTCTTTATCAACAACTGATACATCTTTATATTGAGCTTCAGCTATAATCAATATAACAGCACCCATATGACCTTTTGCATATTCATCTAAATTTTCATATAAAAATGTATACAACGATGTAAAATCCTTTACTTTGCTATCTGCAATGATTTGACGAATTTTAGTAAACGCAGTTTGCTTATTCTTCGGTTCTCGCAAAACATCCATTATTTCCGTCATATAGTTTGCTTGTATTGCACTTGTTTTATCTAATTGCAATTTGCCTTCGACTACGGATGCCTGCGCCGCATTAATTGCTCTACGTATATCCGGGTATGATGAATTGATTATAGTGGCTACATCTTTAATATCATAACCAATTTCTTTCTGCTCTAATACAGAAACTAATCGTTTTGCTACATCAGTTTTACTAGGAGGTGTTATTGCAAATGTTTGGCAACGAGATTGGATTGGATCGATAATCTTTTCAACATAATTACATGTTAAAATGAATCTAGTAGTTTTGCTGTATGTTTCCATTAAGTTGCGTAGTGCTGCTTGAGCATTTGGTGTCAAATAATCAGCTTCATCTAATATAATGATTTTCCATCTGCGAAATCCAACTGTAGATGCATATCTTTTAATTTTATCTCGCACCGCGTCAACAGAGTTTTCGTCTGATGCGTTAATATACATAATGTCTGCATCTACCGCATTTGCTATAATTTTAGCCAACGTTGTTTTACCAGTACCCGCTGAGCCGTAAAACAATAAATGCGGAACATCTCCTGATTGAATCCATATTTTAGCTTTATCGATAATATGTTCATTACCGATATATCCATCTAATGTATCAGGGCGAAACGTTTCAACCCATAATGTATTTTCTTGTTGTCCAAACATAATTATTATTTTTTATTTACCACCTGTTGATCCAAATCCTCCTTCTCCCCTTGTTGTATCATCTAATACTGTTACAGATTCCCATGAAATTTGCTCTACTTTAGCTAATACAATCTGTGCTATCCGATCTCCGGCATGAAACTCTACTGATCTTAAACCATGGTTGATTAAAATTACTCCCAATTCGCCTCGATAATCAGAATCTATAGTTCCTGGCGTATTTAATACAGTTACTCCATGTTTTAATGCCAAACCGCTTCTAGGTCGAACTTGAATTTCATATCCATCTGGAATTTGTACATGTAACCCCGTTGGAACTAAACATCTAGCACCAGGATCTAATGTTATATCCACTGAACATCTAATATCTAATCCAGCAGCTCCCGGAGTTTCATATACCGGGAGCGTGTTATTTGATCTATTTACTACTTTAACTGTTACCATAACATTAATTCTGTAATTGCACTAACCAATATGAAGATTCGAAGTCTGAACCAGTAAAATCAATTCTTGCTAAACCATCTGGAGAAATATGCAATGTTCCCATATCTCCTTTATTTGCGGTTAATACTTCTTTTAATTTCTCAGCTGAAAAACAAATTGGTTCCATATCCGTATTTGTAGTGTTACCCATTTCAAAAGAAATATTATCTGCATTAATTGTAGTGTAATTGATTACAAATATAATTTTACCGCCTTTTACTTGTACCGCAAAATTCTTTGCATCTGGTAGTGCATTTTTTGCTTTAATAAATTTATTGATAAAATCATCATTTACATCAATTGATACATGATAATCTGGTTCTGCATTGATGGTTGGGACTGCTGGTATTACTGATGTATCTGCCAACATAAACGTTAACTTAGTAGATCCTTCTGTAATTTTCATTGCATAATTCTTACCACTCGCTTCTTGAACATCGATATTGATATTTTCGCCAACTGCCGATAACATTTTTGTTAATGCTCCGGTATGATTGATACCTAACGATCCTTGCATAAATGGAGTAGTATTCCATTGTATTTTACCCACTACGGTTTGATCTCCATCTATTAATTCACAACCAATTCCGTTACCTGTTTCTTTAAGTGTTACCGCTTCGCAGTTACCACCTAAATAATATCTGCTAATAAAACTAACTAATTTACTTTTTTCCATAACAATAATTAAAATTTAAAAAATTCATTGAACTTATTTGCATCTGTTGTTGATATACTATCACCGCCAAATTTCTTGTATGTTTTGATATACGTTTCATATACTCGCATTGCATTGTCTGGATCTGCAAACATATCATGTAATGACAATATTACATTGAATAAATCCGTTGGTATTGCAGTTTCTAACAATTCAACATGGCTTTCTACCATTTTATTGATATCTTTTACAATATTACAATATAGATGCGTATTATGCACAACCATTCTAGGCATACCTTCTTGAGAATAACGATCCAGCCCTGTTGCAGTCTGACCACCTAAATATTCATATGTAAAATCTTTACATGCTGGACAATCTATACTACATGGAACATGCTGTGTTTTATCAATCTCAACAGATCCTTTGTTTTTTGCAATATGTGTTTTTCTTCTGTACTCAGCATTTTTCGGAAAGTATAACTCAGTAAATGTCTGTGTCTTATAATTACCTGAATGTAAATATGTTCCAAATACCGGATATTGTCCTGGCGATGATGAGTCAGTCATTAATTGTATACGACCATCTGTTAGTTCATTTAATAGCTTCTGTATAGTTGATAATATAAAGAAGTCAGATATCTTAGATATACCTAGTAAATGGACGTATTGTACATGTTTTTTCTCGAATTCTCGTTCTTGCAACATTAATGCAATCACAAACATGAAATCTACTAACTTTTTAGGACCTCCGATACACCAGCCGTTGAAATCAAAATCTTTAAATTTATGATACCACTCAGTGTATTCTTCATTGTATGTTCCTTGAATTACATTTAAGAATTTAGTTTTACCGCTTTGATGTTTTTCAAAGTATTTGAAATTATCAAAACTAATATCCATTGAATCTTGAAAACGATTCTCAAAAGTAACTCTAGGAGGAATATCTAAATTGGCTGCTACATCGGAGTTAGCTTCTAACCAATGAAATATTTTTTCTCGAATAGTACCATCCCATTTCAATGCTCCGGTTGCAATCTGGAATCCTCCTGAATCTCCAAATACAAATGTTTCATCATCTAATCCTAATTGCTGACGGAAATCCATTTTCTTGTAATGGTGACCTGCAGTAACTAGAAACTTGTTATGGCGCCATTCGATTGGATACTCTTTTGCAAAAAATCGCATAGTAGTACCATCAGAAAACTTTGCATCTTTCTTAAACGCAGATACCATTGATCCTGCAGATAAAGAAGGAATATAAAAGAAATCTTTGTAATGACTCGTGTCTCGTTTGTTACTCATTATCTATTCTTTCTGTTGTTAATAAAAATTCGCAATATTCTTTTTCATGCCAAACATTTAATTCTTGTTTAACATCGTTTATAACTATATAGGCTTCTAATCTACGACCTAAATCTGCGATATCTGGCCAATCATATTTTTGTTTTTTATTCTGCAACTCGAAATACATAGCTGCTTGATGTAATTGTATATATGCACTATCAGCATTAAATGGCATATATAATCTATTTGACGGAATAAACTCTGGAAATGATCTAAAATTAGGAAATACTACATCACAACCAAATGTAACTGATTCTAATACCGTCCATGACACATAATCTTGCAATGATGTATTAAATTGAATCTTTGCAGTTGCCAATTCTGTATAATACTCTTCCTTAGTTAAATTAACTAACAATTTAAATCTAGGTTCTTGTCTAGAATATTCATACAGCGCTTCAACAACCCCAGGAACCATTGATTTAAAAGATTTACCTGAAGTTGTCACGTGCCATACCCAATCTGGTTTAGACTCCAGGAATCGTTTTGCTATTTTCAACATAAAGAATGGATTCTTTTCTTTATCCAATCTGCTAGAAAATATTACTTTCTTTTCCTTTGGAGTTGTGTAGTCAAAATTAGGTAATACGTCTAATGTCATTTGCTTATGCAGTGGCAACGATACTACATGAATTGGAGCTTCGAATCCCGCAGCTCTTAATTGGTCTCGGTGTATAGTTGAACCAACAAAGATACCTGACATTCTTTTATCCAATCCTAATTCAAATCCACGCATCCATTTACGCATAGGCCAAGTGAAATCATATTCGTCTACTGATTGTGCATGTAGCATTGCATATATCCTAACATTAATACCATATAGATCTAAAGCATATAAAATAGATTCGATACCAGGATGCCAATAATCTTGCAAAAAGATAACATCGCCATCTTTAACTCGATCATCGTTAAGCATATCTAAGAAATTGCTACATTGTGACATAGCAAACTTACCTCTACCTACAGCATCTAACACAGCTCCAATTTTAATTTGTTGGTCTGGGTCAAAATCTCCATCGACACTGATGAATTTAGCTTTACCAGCATCTACATACTTCTTAAATGTATCGGGCATCCATTCTTGAGATAACTGATACGTATATCGAGCTTTAAGTGGCTCTAAACCAAAATAAAAAATATTCATATTATCTTTCTATTATTGCACCATTTTCACCATCTTCAAATACTTCTACTTTATAAAGATTTGGAAAATGTTCTAATAACCATTCTCCAATTGCTTCACAACTCATAGATCCGAAGTATAATACTCTATCTGAACTAAAATTAACTCGCAATTCTTTTTGTATTGCTCTGGATACCATTATGAATTCTTCATCTCTATCAGTATGCGTTACGTGTGCATAACATTTAAAGTGAAACATATGCCTATGAATATCCGATAAAAATCCTACTTCTGGGAATACTTCTCTTGCTGCCGGCCAATTATGTAATCCTTCCATTTGGAATTGTACTGCTATACTATATTTCATTTTATTGATTGTGCTATTAGTTGTTTATATTTAGTTGTTGACCACCCATGGTCTCTGTTTATATAATGAATTTCAATTGGTAAATCATCACCAGTAAATGATCTATTAATATAATCATCTCCTAAGAATCTTATGTCATAGTTACCATATTTTAACATATTATATAATTCAGATTCGGTATTATATGCAATAATCGCAGGAATATCTAATGCAAATAATATTTCTCTGCGCTCATCTACGGTTAATACTGGCTTCATTTTTTCAGGACGCTCAATAGTAGGATCATCGTGTAATAACACTACAAAATAATCGCAATGTTTTTTACATTCGTTAAACATTCGAATATATCCAGGATGTATAACATCAAAATTTCCTGCAACTACACCTCGTTTCATAGTTCTTCGTCAAATTTATAGTTGTCTGGATTGATATGCATCATATTGCATTTTGTAACTTGTGATACACGATACCAACCAGCATCTACACTAAATGTGTCAGTATCTTTTAAATATTGCAATGCATCATCTTGTACTCGATATATAATATGACAACGATTAAATAAATCCGTTGGTATTTTTTTCAAAGTTTGTAAGTCTGCTTCCAATGTAACTACATTGTAACTACTATCTAATATTTTTCGAATTTGACTAACGTGTAACTCTTTAACAGAAGCACCGCCCGCGCCGTCAAGCATTTTCTTTACATATTCAATTGTAAAATAAAAATGCGGGTACGTTGCAATTTCACCTGTTTCTATTTCGCTATCTAATTCACGGACAAAGTATGTCATTATATCACTATAACGACCTTCTACTTCTTTACCGCGCCATACCTTTTTACCGTACATATAACTTTTTTTATTATTATATAGAAAATATTTCTATTTTCCAAAACTAAAAAATTTTGTTGCAACATTATTTACAGGTAATTGACCCCAACCTCGTGCTGCATAAAAATCATCTAGTTTACCTTTGAGATCTGATTCGAACATTTTGTTACGATCTATATATTTTGCAACAAAATCTTCTATAACATTTGGATCTTGATATCCTCGCAATGCTAAACTATCAAAACCTAATGGATTATTAACTAAATAAGCCCATTTAACTTTTTCTCCATCACTAATTGGTTCGGTATCTGTTATGGAATTCATTTCTAACAAATCATTATAATTAATTGCAGATTTTACATGCACCGGTGTGCCCTTTACATATCCAGATAATGCTTTTCGACCTTTAGTGTATTTTGAAATTTCCTTAACTCCGGAGTTCTTCATGATATTAACAACTTCAGATTGTGATATTTTATTTTTAAAATTCATAATCAAATCGGTCGTATCAGATTTACTTCGTTCTTTAAGAATAAACCACAATACTTCTTTCATTATTTTTTTGAAGTCTTCTGGGAAAGATGATCTAACAACATCCATCCCTTTGATATCCATTTTATCCGTAGGTTTACCTTCTTTATAGATTACCCATTGTGCATATCGCTTTTTAGCAATCCATAATCCGGATTTTGCAACATATTCTTGTTTAATTTTAAAACGATGTGAATCTGTATTCAAAAATACTTTAGCATATTGTCCATATAACATATTAATATGTTTCTGAACTTCATCAGCAATACCATTTGTTTGTTCAATCATAAACTGTTCATTGGTATAATCTGCATCCGGATATCTAAATTTAATTAACGGTAATGCTGAAATAAAACATGAATCTGTGTCTGTATAGAATGCATAGTCAACTGCCAATCCTTCTGCATTAACTGTTTGTGGTTGTCCAATTTCTTTTTCATAATAACGATCGATACATTTACCTGTGAATTTGATAATAGATTGACCAACTGCTGTAATTGCACCCGCATTATCCATGTCATAGAAACGAAATGTCTTAAGACCTAATACTCCATAAAATGAATTTAATAATACTTTTTGAGTTAACTGTAATGCATCATAAAATTTATATTCTTCAGATCCAACTTCATACTCATCTCGTTTATCTTTGTAAATAACACGTTCATCAAACCATTTCTCCAAAATAGTAGGTAAGAATCCTCGCTTATCGTTGCGATATACTACTCCATTACTTGCAATTGTATAATTGTTATCAATTAACCATTGTTTAACATCTTGTACATAAGTACCATCAGTAAAATGTGCTTGAGTTGATTCTGATTTTAATAAACATGTTTCATCCCAATTTGGTATTACTGCTAATTTAGTTTCTGGAGAAATATTAATTGACATGATGATACTAGGATATAGCGATGTTAAATCCAAGTCATATATCCAATTATACAATCCAGGCACCGGTGGCATAACATATGCTCCTGCTAATGATTCGTCTGATTCATCTTCTACAAAACGAAATGCTTTATTTGGAGCAACAAATCCGTTGCGTTTCAAATCTACTATTGCAGCGCCGTCTAGGTATTTAGATGCGTGGTATACATCTTCATATGGAACGTGACCTTTATGGCAAATAGTTCTTGCTAATGCTAATAGTTGAAGTTTTTCATCCATTTCATAAACCAAGTCAACGTCAGTCATGTTGTATTCAACAAACTTATGTATATCTGTTGCAAATAAATGATTTAAATCGCCATCATATTCAATTTTACCTCGACCTATTTCTTTTTTAGCAACAGTGTCTAATCGATAATTAGGTAGTTCTGTATATGTAAAGTTTTTATACAATTTAATGTAGTCTAAACTAGATACTCCAAATATTTTAAACTTTTGTTTTTTTGGATCGTGGTCAACAATTCCAGCTGGACTTAATTTATTGATTGATTGTGCCCCTAATACTTTTTTGCATCGTCCTAATAGATATGGAATATCATATCCATCTGTGTTCCATCCAGTAATTATAGTAGGTCTAATTTCGGCAAACGCATTAATAAACCTAGTTAATAGGTCAGCTTCTGAACGAAATATTTCTACTGCATATGTATCTGCTTGAATATTAGTGTCTTTTATAACTTTACGTTCATCTAATACAAGTACTCGTCTATCATTGCCTACTTTATCATGATATGCAATTGATGTTATTTTTGTTCGTAAATTCTCCGTATTACCATATCCAATTTCATCTCGCTCTGACTCAATATCAAAAAACAATTCTCGATGACCTGTTGACACGGTATCCGAATCATAATATAAATCAATTAATGTACGTACACTTTCATTTAAATCTGATTCATATGACTTTGGATCATCTTTAAGATTACCACTTACTCGTTTTAATTTAGTTCCATTCAATGCAACATAATCACCGTACGGGTCTGGTAAATAACCGTATGGTTTAAACTGAAATGTGTGATATCCTTCTGTATCATCCCATACATGTATTGTATTAGTTTTTCTGTGATAGTTTATTGCTTGATACATGTTTTATTTTATATTATAAATGTCCATTAAATTTCTTTTTAAGCCGTTGTCATCTAATCCATATCCTACTACCCATTCTTCTCCAATTTCAAAACCACAGAAGTCAGATAATTTGACTCCATCTTTTCGTTGTAATAAAGTGATAATTCGAGCAGACTCTGCATTCTTTGAATTAACCATGGTTAATGCTTCTAATAACGTAGTTCCTGTATCACAAATGTCATCTACAATATAAACACGTTTTCCTGTTAAGTCTAATTCAATATCTTTAATTCGTCGTATTCCACCAGAATTATCTTGTCCTTCATATGACTTTAATCGAATAAAGTCAATTTCACAATCGGTAGTAAAATGTTTCATTAAATCTGAAAAGAAATGAAATGATCCGTTAAGTATACATATGAATACAGGTGGTAGTTTATTGCCACTACTTGTGTAGTCACTATGTATTTGTCTTGCTAATTCTGCAACTCGCTGTTTGATTTGTTGTTCTCTGATGATTGTTTCCATATACGGTAAATTCCAAATGCATTGATACTAATTATAACTAAACTTAGAAACATATGACTAATATTATGTATCGAAACATCATATATAATCCAACCAATGTCCCCAACTATCCAAATAATCATTGCATATTTATAGAAGCCTTTAGCGTTAACAAAGGCTCCTAATAATATTAATGCAGTGCTTATCCAACCTAGAATTTCAATCATTCTTTGATTAATGCAATTTCAGATTCTCTAATCAAAATATAATCTTCATCATCTAATCTAAGTTTCTTTTGATCGCCAATATTAGATGAATGTATTAATATTTCTTGTCCAACTTTAGTTGACATTGGTATACGGTCTCCTGTCTGAGTAAATAACCCATCTCCGGCTGCAATTACGGTACATGTTAAAAAATCATCCATTCCTGTAGTTAAGATGATTCCACTTTTTGTTTTGTCTTGTTTTGCGTGTTGCTTAATTAAAAGCTGATCTCCAATTGGTTTCCAATTCATAACTTGTTCCTATTTTATTAATTTAATAACTGTTTTACTGCGTTTGGTGTTATCGATTCACCAATGATACGTTTTGATACTTCCCCATTTAATACTAATACCACTGTTGGTATAGTTTTTACTAGATAGTCATATGCCATCTGTGGACTAGCATCTACGTCTACATACCGTATTGGTAAATTTGCTTCTTGCAATCTAGGCTTAATTGCTTTGCATGGTCCACACCATTCTGCTCCAAAATAAATTACTTGTTTCATTACCAATTCTTTCTTTTTTCTTTCATACAATATATGCAACGTTCATAACCAATTTTTCGTAAATCGATATAAACATGTTTACATCGAATCTGTTTTATTATTTGTAACAATAGATTTAAATATTTCATTGTTTATTTTTATATCTATTATAAGTTGAAATAACTTGAACTTTGTCATTGTGATGTATAGTATGAACATATGATACTATACTATCAATTTCTACAATTGTATCATTAATTTGTTCTAAACAAAGTTCTCTAGTTATTTCACCTTTATATAATTCTACCTCATATCCAGTAAATACAGCAGTGGGTTTACCTTTATAATACAAAGTATCATTTTTACTAGACCAATTTTTTAATTGATTTGCAGTTAATATATTTTTTTTAGTTGCACAACTCGACATTAATGCAATTGCAGCTAATATTAATAATTGTTTCATGATGTTTAAATTTAAATGTTATACTCCTCTTTTTGTGTCATATGCAGTTTACACCCCGCGGCGCGTGTCGAAGGCCACGATATGGTCGCGTCCTGTCATATTATAACCATGTTCTGCACACATTTCAAATACAACTGGATACATTTTTATTAATTCTTCTCGAGTGTCGCCAGCTGGCATGATATATGTTTTATCCTTAGGAATTCCTAAATATAGTCGAGCTGCCTCAATTTCAATTAAATTGTCATCGGTTCCATCCCACACTGGCTTATAATGATAATCTGTGTGATATTCTAATGTTTGTTTCATTGCCGCATAATTTAATCGATACTTGTTATGCTGTTTTATCATAGCATCATCCGTGACCGTACCCTGTGGTGTATGTACACCCAAAACGGGAACGCTATTATTAAACTTAGGGCTGAGACTGATAAGACCAATAGGATAATCAGTCCTAATAAAATGCGAACCTTCAGTCTCAATAGTGATAAGAATATCTCTTTCATGTGCAAAGTGAGTCAATTCATTTACTAATGCAGGATGCATAGTTGGAGAGCCACCAGTTAACATCATTTCTTTGATATGTGGATTTTCTTCATATATATTAATGATGTCGTTGAATGTGAATTGTCCTTTCTCCGGGTGAATACTTGTGTACCAAGAGTCACACCAACCACCTTCGCCAAAATAACATCGGTGTGTGCAACCTGTAGTTCGTACTGCAATTGTAGGTCTACCGAAACGACTTCCTTCGCTTTGTACGCATCTGTATAATTCTACAATTGGTAATGTTTTATTGTAATCTTCTATTCTATTCATAACTTAAAATGGTAAATCGTAATCATCTTCTATAATGCTAGTTGTATCAACCGGCGATGTTGTAGTTTTATTAAAAAATACATCAAGCATAGACCTTTGATACATCATAACTTTACCTGTGTATTTATTAGTACTAACTTCTTTAGATTCTATCTTAGCGCTTGTGCTAACTGCATATTTATAAACCTTTTCTCCAATACCGGGTTCTGGTGTTTTATTTCCTAAATACTCAAAAACTGTTAACATTTCTGTTATCGGCCCATTTGATGGATTAGATGTATTAGTATTAATGGGAGTTGCAGTTATTGTGTACTGCATACCATTTTCTTGCCATGATGCTACTATTCTACTCATTATGATTATTTTAAATTATTCTCCGTAACTTGCTGAGTTTCTTTCATGCTCATAAACTTCAACTTTAACTGCTCTAACTCGGCCTTCGGTTTCGTCTTTTAAGAATGTATTGATAATTTCATACAAATATTTTGCAAATTGTTCGCATCCTACCGCATCCATTAATCTTAATTGAATGATGCCATCTACATCCATTTGTTGAAATGTCTCTAAGTATGGATCATCTTTTGCTACAATTGTAGTGTGATCTAACATATGAGCGAAAAACTCTTTAGGTGACATTCCACCTATCTTAGTACGAGCTCGCTTCATACCACCAAAGTCAAATACCCAATTGCGGTGATCTAATTCACCTTCAAACCATACTCGAAATGAAACTGCATATCCATGTAAGAATCTGCAATGAGTACCTTCTGCTCTCCATTGACGGAAACAAGCTGAGTAACCGTCAAATAATTTAGTTGATTGAAATTTACTCATTATTTTTGTTTGTTAACAATTGATAAAAACTCTTTA